CTTTTTGAGTGTATTGCAGTTCTGTTCTGATAGATTTAAATTGCTCTTTTGTTAATTGCATGGTAGTTTCTCCTTACCTTTGCTAGGTTGTGGCGTTGCAATTTCATGTTTTGCAACGCCCTTTTTTATTTTAGTTTATTTCTCTTTTGCTAGTTGTGCCATTATTGGCGTTTTAAGAGCCGTATGGCTCTATTCTTATCTTACATTACACATATATATTTTACTGTGTCTGTCTGTGTCTTGTTCCTCATTTCTTAAAATGAAATAACATTTTGTTAGAGGAAAACTAGACTTGTATTTTTCAAAGTCTTTAAACTCCTCTCTTACTTTGTTTTTAACAAATCTATTAAAAATATATTTGTCTATTTCTAAGCCTATTTCATATTGATTGTTTACCATTTCCATTTACTTAACCTCCAAATACTATTAATAAAAATATTGCGAATCCAAACAACATAACTAAAAAAGATATTTCAATTATGCTAATAGCTATAAGTTTAAATATGTTTTTCATTGTTAGACCTCCTCATAATCTTTTAATGTTCCTTTATCATTTGAGGAAATATATTCTTCTCCAAAAGCAAAGGCACAAATTTTATCTCTTACTTTTCTAGGTTGCTTTGAGATTGTTCCTCTTTTAATGATGTCAATCATTTCTTTTTCTGTAAGATCAGCTATTAATATTTTCTTCATGTTTAGTTCCTTTCTTAGTTGCTAGGTTATGAGCTTGTAGCTCTCGCTAGTCTTGGCAATGCAAGACTAACAAGAGTAACAAGGCTTAGAATTGTTGAATTATAAATCTTTCATCATCTATTCTTATAACTGTTGTTCGTTCTTCTATGTCATCAATAGTTTTGTAATGCGATCCATAATCATCTTGAAACTCTTTTATGTTGCTATACTCTGAATACTCACAACAGAAACCAATATAATCCATCTCAATATCTCCTATATCTTCAGAAAGATCCCATAAATAATTATAAAGACATTCTAAACCTTCGTAGGAAAATACGTTGTTATATTGGCTTGATCTGCCAAAGTAATCTCTAAAAGTTGATAATGCTATTGTGTCTGTTATTGCCATTGTTTTGTTTCCTTTGCTTAGTTGTTGTTAATTGTTAGCCAATACATTTGTGGCAAGGATAACTGTTAAAACATGCTTTTAAAGCCGCTTTAAAGCCATGCTGATTAGGTCTAATGTTTTTTATAGTTAGTCTATTACTCCTAGTTAAATGTTTTGATATAGAAGTTAATAAGCCTTCTTCATTGTAGTAACAAACATAATCAAGTTTATTTCTTATTGTTTTGTTTGTGTTTGGTACTGTTATAACTTCTCTAGTTATGTGATATCTTTTACTTGTTCTTAATCCTTGCATTTGTTTATCCTTTGCTAAGTTTGTTTTTGTCTTGTCTTATTATATATAGAACATGTTTCTATTATTCAAGTGCTAAATGTAAAAAAAGTAAATTAATTTTTATAGCTGTTTGGAAAGACTATATAAAGCAAGGTAAAAAATAATATTGATAAGCTGGTAATAATAGTTTATTTGTTAGCATATAAAGGGAAGACAATTATATATTTTTATAAACACAGAATGATACAGTTCTACACGGCAAAGAATGAACATGAACACGCATAAAAATAATAGCACGCAATCACACGCAATAATTAAGGCACGGGGGGGCTATTTTATAGACGGCACACCCCAAAGGGGTCGGCTCACTTTTATATATGTTAATAGGTACTTCTAAACACACATGATAAGCAAAGCAAAACAAGAGCACATCATAGCATCCATTACAGACGGACACAGCCTAGTCAAGGCTTGTGCAGATGCAAAGGTCAGTCGTGCTACTTTGTATCGCCATATGAGCAAGAACGCAGAGCTAGATGCAGATGTTAAGACTGCACAGAGACAGGCTGCTGAGAAAGCACTAGAAGAGCTAGAGGATATGTACGGAGATGCTTTGCATGGTCGTAAGAGTTACGATCCTAATTTGTTGAGAGACTATGGGCACCATGTAAGATGGAAGGTGCAGAAGATATTACCAGAGAGATTCGGAGAAGCTAAGAACAGAACTGGCGTTGAGATCAGTGATGGTTCGCTAAAGATAGTTTGGGAGACTGGTACAGAGGATGCAAGTTAAGATACCATACAAGCCTAGAGACTTACAGGCTGAGATGCACAAGAACTTGAAGAGGTGGAATGTGCTGGTTATGCACAGACGCTTTGGTAAAACTGTGTTTGCTGTCAATCATATGATTAAACATGTGCTTACTTGTCCATTACCAAGACCAAGAGTTGCGTTAGTTGCTCCTACGTTTACGCAAGCCAAGAGGATTAGCTGGGATTATGTAAAGTATTATGCTGGAGTGATACCAGGCGTTACGTTTAATGAGACTGAACTAAGAGCAGACTTTCCTAACAATGGTCGTATTATGTTATTGTCTGGCGAGAATCCTGATGCTTTGAGAGGTATATACTTAGACTTGTGTGTCTTTGATGAGTATGGGATGCAGAATCCTAGGGTATGGGGGGAGGTTGTTAGACCAGCCCTATCCGATAGAGAGGGTAGTGCCATCTTTTTGGGAACACCTGCTGGGCATAATCATTTTTTTGATATATTGCAGCAAGCTAAAGAACAGGGCGAGGAAGGCTCTGACCAATGGTACTGGAAGATTGCCAAGGCTAGTGAGACGAAGCTAGTTAAAGATGAGGAACTGAAAGCTGCACAAGTGCAGATGACACCAGAGCAGTATGAGCAAGAGTATGAGTGTTCGTTTACGGCTGCTATAATTGGTGCGTATTATGGGAGACTATTAGCTGATGCTGATGATAATGGCAAGATTACCAGGGTTCCATACGATCCTGCGTTGCCAGTTCATACAGCTTGGGACTTGGGTATTAATGATAGTACTGCTATTTGGTTTGCACAGGTCTATAGAGGGGGTGCTGTTAATGTTATTGACTATTATGAGAATAGTGGCGTTGGCTTGGACCATTACGCTGAAGTATTGCGAAAGAAAGATTATCACTGGGGAGATCATCTTGCTCCACATGATATTGAGGTTCGAGAACTGGGTAGTGGGAAATCGAGATTAGAGACGGCTTTTAGTTTGGGAATACGCTTTAAGGTGATACCGAGAATGAAGATTGCTGACGGAATCAATGCTGCTAGAATGATGTTGCCTAAATGTTACTTTGATAGAGACAAATGTGCTGAAGGATTGGAAATGTTGCGACAGTATAGGCAGGAATGGGATGAAAAGAAAAAGATATTCCGAGATCAGCCAAGGCATGACTTTACGAGTCATAGTGCTGATGCGTTTAGATATTTAGCTGTTGGGTTGGAGAATCGTACTGTAATGACAAGAGCACCACAATCGGTGGCTGTGAATGAGTACAATCCCTTTACGCTATGATGTATGGGCAGGACTATGAAGATGCACTAGAGATGGTGAGGTATAGTGAGCATCATAGAGACTGGGATGACAGTATGATACAAGATTATATTGAAAAACCTTTAGGGATAAGACAGTATAAGATTATGAGAAACGAATTACATGAGCCATTGATGTTTGCTACATGGGCATTTCCTAGTGAAGAGCAGGTACATGATTATGTTGGAACCACATATTTCCCTACTGATGGATACAAGGGTGGGGGTAAGGATGTTTGGTTAGTAGACTTTATTGCAAAAAAAGGTTATACAAGAAAAGGATTCCTTGAATTAAAAAGGATGTTTATGAGAAGTGGTTATAAAAAAGCCTATTGGTTTAGACCTGAAACTAGAAAGTTAGGTTGGCATAAAGTGAAAGGAAAGTGACATGGGTGGTGCTCCAAAGAAAATAACAAAAGCTGTTTCAAAGATAGGCAAAGGTGCTGTAAAAGGCGTTGGTGAGGTCTTTGAAGAGGTCGTTGAAAAGCCTGGTAAAAAAATTATCCAAGAAACTAAAGAAACGATTACTGGAACAAGTAAAGAAGATTACAGAACACCAGTGACACCAGAAGTTACACCAGAGGTTACACCTGAAGTTGTTGAAGATGAATCACCAACAATTACAACTAGGTATGCGACTAGAGGAAAAAGATCAGGGCAGGGTGGCACAATCATGGAAGGCTATGGCGTAGTTACACGACCAGCAAGTAAAAGATCAGTAACATAGGAGATTGAAATGTCATTTCTAAAACCAAAAGTATATGTTCCACCACCACCACCGGTTCCAGAAGAACCTGCCAAAGCCGATTATGAGAAGGCTGCTGCATTAGCTGGAGAAGCTGAAGCAACAGAAAGAAAGAAGCGTAGAGGTCGTGGTAGTACAATAGTTGCTGGACAGCTAGGCGAAACATCTACCAGCATGGGCAGCACAGGTGGTACACCAACTTTATTAGGATAGAGCTATGATGAATGTCAAAGATATAGTTGCTAGATTTCAACACGTTGAAGGTCAGCGAGATAACTGGAACAACCATTACCAGGAGTTAGCTG